ATATGAATGGTTTAATATTTTCAAGCCTGAAACAGGAATAGGAAAAAACATTACCAACGGAATTTACGATTTTGCAAGAGCAATACTAAAGAAAGTGAGTGAAAAATGATATTAACTGGATTTTTATTTGCTATTGGTGCAACACTTGGAACATTATTAACTTGGGTTACAATCAGCAAAATTGAACAAATGTATTCCGATTGGCAATACAAAAAGCGTTGGGATGCAATTAAAAAGAAAGAGAATGAGAAATGACTTTAAATGACCTAATTAACAGGCTTGAGCAAATGAACCAAAACCATACATCAATTGGCTGGGAAACACTACAATTTGTAGCACCTTTGCTACGTCAACAAGCCCAAGAAATAGAAGATTTAAAAAACGCAAATAGATTTATTCAAAATTTTGCAGAAGAACAACATCGAAGAGCCGTAGCATTAGAAGCTGAAATGGAACAATTACAAGACCGTTTAAATGAGTTTTTGGTTGCAAGAGATTTGGCAATACTAAGAAAGGCGAGTGAAAAATGAGTGATATAGGAGAAGCAAAATTAGGGGAAATTGCTAGTAAATATTTTGTATCTGTGCCTTTAGATGTGCGAGACGCTCTTGATACAGAATCTCGTTATGCTATTTTTGCAAATGTTTGGTTAATAACCCCTAGAAATTATGGACCTTTTTTACAAGAAATTATGAAGCAAGCAGAAGAAAATGTTTGGGAAAAAATAAAGAAAGCGAGGGGAGAATGAATGAACCTGTAGCCCATAGATTTAAATGGGAAGAGCAAGAAGAATGGCAGTATGGCGATGGGTATGATGCAACAGGGGCACCTAACGACCCTGATTATTTTACTTATGAACCTCTTTACACCCACCCAATGCGTGAACTAACCGATGAGGAAATAGGGGAATTTAAAGGTCAATGGTATCGTGGCGATTTCAATTCATTTTATGATTTGGTTCAAGCCATCCTAAAGAAAGCGAGTGAGAAATAATTTGCAAGAAATTTCCTTTCAAGACAAAAAATCTTAAAAAACGAAAGGAAATGTCAATAAATGATCTTATTTGCGTTAAATCAGTTTAATTCTGTCAATAAAAGTACACATTTAGTTTAATTCTGTCAATAAAAGTGAGGAAAAAATGATATTAAATTTTATACTACTGCTCATGGCTTTTGTAGTGTGTTGGGGTGCAATGGTGTGGATATTCAATAAAGTAATTAAATGATTTACATACCAGATAAATGGGTAATCGTTGAAGTTATTGCCACACAGAAACGTAGAGTATTAGCGGGATGGTATGGTGGGTACCTTACTTCAGACGAATGGCGTTTAAGTTCAGGCATCACCGACATTCAAGATTACGACACCCACTGCACCATCACCAACTACTCAGGTAGCGTGTACACATGCTACAAGAACCGATGGGGGTTAACATCCTTAACAAAAAGTGTATTAAGTAAATTAGGTGATGATATAATGTTAATACCAAAATAAAGGAGTTAATAAATGAAATTTACATTTACAAAACAACCAAGTGAACAACTTTGGTTAGGTGAAGGGGAAGCTGAAGTGATTTTCTCTTTTGAAGAAATAGAGTTAGATAAAGTTGTAAAGCAGTTTGAAACTTTTTTGTTGTCCTGCGGTTATGTGTTTAATGGACAATTAGATTTTACAGATTATAAATAAGGATAAAACAATGGCTAAGTTAAAAGTAAAAGTACCAGCATTAAAAGAAAAAGGCACCGACAAAGTAGTACCAGCACCATCCCCCGCATATTCACATGCTGAATTAGAAATGAAAGAAAAGCGTGGTAAGAAGGAAGACAAGCGCGGTTTCTTATTATCAAATGGTGAGTTTGCTAAACGCAAAAAGGCTGCGGAAGTGGCTAAAGAAGCCGGTCAAGTACCCAAGAAGGCTGGGATTAAAAAACTACACTCACACGATTTACGTAAATATGAGCGTATCAAGAAAATTAAAGAATCGGATATTAAATGAGTGATAACCAATTACCTTATTATGAAGTTGATGCTGGGCACTTTAATGTTAAAATAAAAGTTTGCTTTTCTGATAGTGCATTCCAACAAGCTGTTAGAGATTCTAAAATAACAACCAAGCATAATGCTTTGGATTTAGGTATTGCGGAATCACATTACATCATACAAGATGGCACACTGCATTCTATGTTAGCCATTGTGTTTAATTATGAAGAAATGAAGAAGTTAGATGCATTGGAACGTATGGGTATTATTTACCATGAAGTATCCCATACAACCACCCATGTGTTTCAGTATATTGGTGAAGATGAATCTAAAATTGGTGATGAATCTCGTTCATATTTAGGTGAACATATTTTTAAACAAGTATTTGCAGTTTATGCTACAGAGGATGACAACCGTGAGAGTGCTAGAAAAAGAGATAGAAAAGCATCTAGTGAAAAGAATCAAGCAATCGTCGGGGCTCTGTTACAAATGGCTATCGACAGTGACGGGAGTGCCAGATCGAATAGTGTTTCTAAACCAAAAAGCATACCTAGTGGAACTAAAAACACAAAGCGGGATACTAAGCCCAAGACAAACGCTCGTATTCGCAGAACTTGAGAAAGCGGGGTTTCCAGTATACGTATTGAAATCAAAAGAAGATGTGGAGGAGTTCATAAATGGGGTCACCAATAGCAAACCATAATTACAAAAGAACAATTAGGGGTCGTGCTAATGTTTTATATGGAAACGCTAAAAAAAGATGTAAAGAAAAAGGCGTTGAGTTACATATAACACAAGAATGGATTGAGGAGCATCTTAAACACGGTACTTGTGAAATTACAGGAATGCCTTTTAGTTTTGAACCACCAACAAACGAGGCAACAAGGCGCCCAGATGCGCCATCTTTAGATAGAATAGATAAGAATAAAAACTATACAGAAGACAACACAAGAGTTATACTATGGGCTGTTAATTGTGCATTATCGGAATACGGAACCGAAACAATGTTACCTATATTAAAAGCAATGGTTAAAGGAATAGAAGATGCTAAACAAAACCAACCTACACCCATATCAACTGGAAGTCATAAAGAAAGCCAAGACAGTCCCACACATGGGCTTGTTCATGGAGCCGGGCCTCGGGAAGACTGTGACGGCGCTCACCATCATAGCGGAGAGCCCGAAGGGCAAGACGCTGATAGTAGCACCCAAGAAAGTAGCGGAGTCGGTATGGGCCCAGGAATGCCAGAAATGGGAGCATTTGAAACACTTATCTATAGCAAAAGTGATGGGCTCGCCAAAACAAAGACAGATCTCATTAGAGAGTACGTCGAGTATATATGTAGTCAATCTAGAGAACTTGGTATGGCTATTAGAGCAGAACAAGAAGTTCGATTACCTAATTATAGACGAATCAAGTCGTTTCAAAGATTCAAGCACAAAAAGGTTCAAAGCACTGAAGAAACACCTCAAGTCTTTCAAAAGAAGATTAATTTTAACTGGAACCCCGAGCCCACAGGGGTTGCAAGATTTGTGGTCGCAGGTAGGTATATTAGATTTTGGGGAACGTCTGGAGACGAGCCTAACAAAGTTTAGAGATAAGTATATGGATCCGGGTCAGAGGAATAGACATACTGGCGTGGTTTATAATTGGGTGCCAAAGCAAACTAGTAGTTTACTTATACAGAATAAAATAAACGACATATGTTTGTCACTAAAGGCAGAGGATTATTTACAACTACCGACATTAAGTAACATCTACCACAACATTCAAATTGACGACAACGTAAGGAAGCAATATGACGAACTTAGAAAAGACATGGTCCTTAGTACAGATACGGGGAACATCACGGCTCCAACAGCAGCGGCATTGGCGGGCAAGTTACTCCAGTTCACCAGTGGCGCAATTTATACAGAAGATGGAGAAACGCAGGAGATACACGGTGCTAAGTTGGAACGTCTTGAATCGATCATGGAGGAGTCTTCTTCCCCGACGCTCGTATTCTATCATTTCAAACACTCCCTTCAACGAATACGCCTTGCTTTCCCAGAGGCGGTGGTGCTGGACGACGACAACATTGAAGCGTGGCGTCGTGGCGAGATTCGTATGCTCCTTGCCCATCCCCAAAGTGGCGGAATCGGGATCAATTTACAGTGCAACGTTGGAGAAACAGCCCAAACAATCTGGTTTGATTTACCATGGAGCTCAGAGAATTACATCCAAGCCAACGCACGTATCTACCGCCAAGGGCAAGAAAAACCGGTTCTCATACACCATTTAACAGTAACAAACAGTATTGATGAAAAAGTAGTAAACGTATTAGAAGGTAAGATTAACATGCAACAAGCATTATTAGACGCACTAAAATTATGACAGCAAAAATACAAGCAGTAGCACCAAGATTATCTGACGAAGATCCAGATCCAATAGAACAAGACGAAACAGAAGGCATATCATCAAACATGGTGGAGGGGACAGGCTGGCTACTATGGGATGCAGAAGATATAACAGAAATAAAACACTTAATTGCAACCCGAATGCCAGAAAAATCTAGAGTTATTTTAGATGCTTTTTTACAAGGTTTAATGTATAATGATATTAATGTAAGTGAGAAATATTGGCGGTATCATTTCAATGCAGGTATTGAATTTATTAAAAAGGAACTCGACATATGATATTTGTTATTGAACATGAAAAAGATGGTGTTTGGCAATTGCAAACCCTGGTGGACGTTGATGAAATTAATCCATCAGAATTTGAACCAGTTAAAAAGATTTTTTTATGTGAAACAAAAGAGGAAGCTGCTATAGTCATTAGCGAAATAAGAAAGGAACGATTTGAATGAAATATGATTATGAATTACTTAAAATGGAACACGACAATGTTAACCATCCAAAACATTATACACAACACCCCAGTGGTATCGAGTGCATCGAGATTACCGAGCATATGGGATTTAATCTTGGTAATGCCATTAAGTATATATGGAGAGCATTCCTTAAAGATGATCCAATCGAAAATCTACGAAAAGCGGTTTGGTATATCAACAGAGAAATAGCAAGAATCACTAAACACGAAGGGTGCGGAAAATGATAATTGAACTTGACTGCGATTTTGCAGATGATATAACACGACAAAGTTTGATTCAAACGTATGTTAATTTATCAAAAGATATAAAAAATAATAAAAACATGCATGAAGACGATTTGGAAATATATAAACAAGTTGTTGCTGCAATTGAAGTATTAGGTAAATGGTATTTCGTTAATTTTCAAAATGATGTTAAAAATTATAAGAAAAGGAAAACCAAATGAAACTATTTAGCCAGTATGACCGTTTTGAATTGGAACAAGACATTATTAAGATGTGGAATACCTCTGAGTTATTAAAGGAGTTTGTTCGCCAGTATCTAGATAGCCCAGAAAGGATGTCAGAAGACGAGGTGGGCAACTACATTGATGGTATTATGCGAGTCCATGATTTGCAGTGCCAGCGTCTTTGGGATGGGTTTGAGTTAATGATAGAGAATAAACATTTTGAGAGTTGGGACAATAAATATTTCGAAAATTTTTCACCAGCTAAGATAACCATTAAAAAGAAAGGTAAAAAGAAAGATGAGTGATCCTTTAGAGACATTTGTTGTAACACTAAAATATACATTGAAAGATATTAATGCACTAATTAATAGTATGAACCGCCCATATGAAACACCAGTAATGCAATGGGCAAATTTTATTAACGATATCCATTTACAAATTGAACCTCAATTGAAAGGCTTAAATGAATCTGAGACAACTTTTAAAGAAAGCGGGAGTTAGTAACGACATCATCAAAGAAGTCGAACGTAAAGCGGCTAAAACATCTGCCGAATTAGAAATGGAACACCGAGAAAAAGCAATGGCAATGACTAAAATGATGTTAAATGATGTCATTCGTGCCAATCAAGCAGCACAACAAGCTGGTCCAAAAGAACCGCCGTTTAAAAAACGTGTGATTATTACACCAGATTAAGGGCGGATTTTTACCATTTTTTGCATTAGTAAATATAGGGAGTAGAACTCGTCGGGAGACGCTTCGAAACCTTTTCTTAGTTACCAAATGCCTAGAATATTGAAAGATATGCTGGACTGAAGACTCGGTTGACGCACACTTTTTGGTAATGTTTAGAAGTAAATGATCCAGTAGGGGAGGGGTGACTGGTCTCCCATCTAATTTAAGGATATATTATGGCAACTAAACCTGGGCTCTATGCCAACATTCATGCTAAACAGGAGCGCATAAAAGCCGGCTCTGTCGAAAAAATGCGTAAACCAGGCACTAAAGGTGCCCCAACAGCTAAATCTTTTAAAGAGTCTGCAAAGACAGCAAAGGTAAAATAATGGCAACTAAACACGACAAACCAATTCCTAAGAGAACAACTGGTAAGGACAAGACATACAACAAGACCGAACAAGGTGCTGGTATGACTGCCAAAGGTCGTGCTGAATATAATGCCAAGAATAACAGCAATTTAAAAGCTCCAGCACCACATCCAAAGACTGAATCAGACAAGGGTCGTAAAGCCTCTTTCTGTGCTCGTATGGAAGGTGTGGTAAGGAAATCAAAAGGCCCCGCTGAAAGAGCGAAGGCATCTCTTAAAAATTGGAATTGTTAATGGCTACCAAAAAACCAACCGTTAAATATGTATTTAAACCCGAGATGTGTGAACGCATGATAGAACTCGGGAAGGAAGGCGCATCCCAAAAAATGATGTTTGCAGATATTGGAATCAACAAAAGTATAGCAGAAACATGGAAAAAGAATCATCCAGAGTTTGCAGACGCATTAGATACTGCAGTAACCCATAGCCAGGCTTTCTGGGAAAAAATGATTCTTGATAATGTAAACAACAGAACTTTTAATAGCAGAATAGCAGAAATCGCTCTTCGTGGTCAATTTCAAGCCGACTACAGAGAAACCCGAGATATTAAACTAGACGCCAAAGTGGAAACTAAGGTCGATTTTAATAAAGAAATAAACGATTTGCTTTCCGCCCTAAAATAATATATTTTTTTAATTAGGGTTGACTTGTATATATTTTTGTATTAGTATATATACATATTAACCGAATTGAAAGAATATATGACAGCTCACGCACTACTAAGCGCATCCAGTTCTAAACGTTGGCTTTCTTGCTCACCAAGTGCTCGTCTAGAATCAACACTTCCAGAACCCAAAAGAAATACCAAGGGGATTGATTTCTCTGCGGAAGGTACATTGGCTCATACCCTAAGCGAAATACGCTTAAAACTGTATTTTAATCAAATTAACCATGAAGAATATGTACAAGAATACGAAGAGGTCAAATCGCATGACATATATGCAAATTATACAGAAGAGGAAAGGCTTGATTTCGAGGATAACGTCGATAATTATGTTCTTTACGTTCGTTCACAAATTGGTGAAGGGGATACGCCGCTATTTGAGCAACGTGTGGACTTCTCTGATTGGGTTCCTGATGGCTTTGGTACAGCCGATGTGGTTATTCTTTCTGAGCGCGCCATTCGTGTCATCGACCTCAAATTCGGAAGAGGGATTCCCGTTTCAGCCATCGACAACAGTCAACTCAGACTCTATGCCCTTGGAGCGTATGCCAAGTTCAAAGAGGAATACCCCAGTATTAAAGAAGTCAGTTACACCATCCACCAACCAAGACTCGACTCCATCAGTACGGACGGAACCACAATTGAAAAGCTCATCGACTGGGCGAACTATTACGTCAAACCTAAAGCCAAGAAGGCGTGGGCAGGGTCAGGCGAGTTTCTCCCAGGTGATTGGTGCCAGTTCTGCAAAGCAAAAGCCCAGTGTCGTGCCAGATCAGACTTCAACACCGAGCTTGCCAAACAAGACTTCAAAGACCCGCCGCTCCTCAGTGACGAAGAAATCAGCAACGTCCTCTCCAAAGCCCAAGATTTAAAAACGTGGGTTAGTGATGTAGAAGAGTTTGCACTTACAAAAGCAATTGAAGAAAACAAAATTCCAAAAGGTTATAAGTTATCTACTACAGTAACGCATCGTAAGATAGCAGATAGCCACCTTGCTGCAACAATATTAGTTGAGCATGGGTTATCAGAAACAGATTTGTGGGAAC